ATGGAACGCACGACTGGCGCAGTAAGTTCTTTACATACAATACACAGGATGATGCGTATCAAACATTCTACAAGAATGCTATCCGCGAGATCGGTAAGCGCAAGCAGAAGAATGATTTCCTATTGCCGTTCTGGGGTAGCGGAGTAAGGCCGATATGCGATGCTCATCCTGATATGATCGTCGTGGAGCCGGGCATAGGATATGCAGGCGGACACTGGGCTAGGTGGAAAGTATTTGAGTCCTACGCAATCTATCACGCCTTCTGCGGGTTGCAGAATGTAGGCCAATGCCGCCAAGACTGGTATGATGTAGTTATTCCTAACTATTTCGATCCAGAAGACTTTACCTACTCCGCAGACAAGGAGGACTACTTCCTGTATATGGGGCGAGTCTATAACGGCAAGGGAGTTAATATCGCTATCCAAGCTACTGAAATTGCTGGAGTTAAGCTAATTATAGCTGGACAGAAAGAAGAAGGCTACAAGCTGCCAGATCATGTGGAGTATATCGGATATGCAGATGTCGAGACTCGCAAGCGTCTTATGTCGAAAGCCAAGGCTAGTTTCCTACCGAGTATGTATGTCGAGCCGTTCGGAGGAGTGCAGATCGAGAACCTTCTATCTGGAACTCCTACGATAACTACAGATTGGGGCAGCTTTGCCGAAAACAATCTGCACGGCAAGACAGGCTACCGCTGCCGGACTATGGGAGACTTCGTAGATGCGATCAAGAATATCGACCAGATCAAGCCTGCCGACTGCCGCAAGTTCGGAGAGAACTTCACGCTGGAGAAGGTAGCCCCGATGTATGAGAAGTATTTCGAGGATGTGCTGGATGTCTATACGGGCAAAGGCTGGTATTCCGAGGGCAACGGACTGGACGCAATGAAGCGTGATTATGTTTAACAATAATATGGAAGAACAATTCAAGGTTGGTGATGAAGTATCGAAAGTCGGAGGAGACTACCGATTCGACGGGATCGTAAGAGCCGTCTTTACGAAGGGGTCTGGAGTAATCCGCCTAGTCGTAGAGGATGATAGGGGAATCCTGCACATTTACTCGGAGAAGAACTTAAAGCACAAATGAAAATAATTGATGTAGGCTGTGGACCGGGGATATATGTCAAAGCCCTGCGTGATCTAGGGTTTGAAGTGGACGGGATAGACCCCGACCCCCGCTGCCCTGAGAGACAGGTAAGCATGTTCGATGTAGAGGGGGAGTATGACCTCGCAATCTGCCTAGAAGTCGCAGAGCATATCGACGCAACCGAAGCGGATAACATCGTAAAGAAGCTAACAGAACTAGCCCCGACAATTATCTTCAGCGCAGCCCAGCCCGGCCAAGGAGGACACGGACACATCAACTGCCAACCGAGGGAGTATTGGGAACACAAGTTCGGGAAGTTGAACTTCGTCCTAGACCGCGACCTAACAAACAGGTTCATCTCCGAGATGAAGAAAGGCTACCACATGGGATGGCTAACCAACAATGTGCAAATCTTCAAGTCATACGGAGATGTCTGCTACGACCAGATCATCAAAGAGGAAACCCCGCAAGCAGAGAGGATGGCAGGAATCGTCAAGCTGTTAAGCGAGGAAGGAGCGTTGTGAGCATACTGCAATCCGCAATCGAGGCAACAGAAGGAGATCGCAGGAGAGATTACGACAGTCCGCTGATAAACCACGAAAGGATAGCAAAGCTCTGGAACGCATATCTGGATTGCCGCGCAAAAGATGCTGGAGAGCCGATCTCCGCATTAGATGTAGCGCATATGATGATACTGCTAAAAATCGCTAGAGCTTGCAAAATCCCAACACGGGACACATATGTTGATATTGCCGGATACGCCAAGTGCGGAGCCGAAATCGCAGGACACGAAATATGACACAAGCAGACAAAATCCTAAAAGACCTAGACAAAGCACTAGCCAGTCTGGATAAGCCTAACTTCGATTTGCAGAAAACCTGCGATACGGTAAACAAAGCCTGTAAGTTCCTAGTCGGGATAATCGAACAAACCGCCAAAGAGAAGGAAGACCTAGAGGCAGAGCTAGACGATATGGAAGAAGCGGTAGATGCCCTAGTCGAGGAAAACGAAATCATGCAGGTAGATATCCAGATCATCCTAGAGTTTATGAAAAAGAGCGGGATCGACATGTCGTATGTCGTCACAAGGTCCGACATCGCCAAGAAGGTCAAGAAATCCAAATAGCGATTTACCCTTTTTACGGTAAACCCAGCAGGACTACTCTCAATTCCTTTAGGCATGCCGCTAGATTAGCGTATAAGCCCGTATAAGCGTGGATAAGTAGAGAATGGTTACATTGCCGCAGTAAGGCAAGAAAACTCGTTTAACGGGCAAATAAACGCAAAATACGCCCCTATAGCTCAACAGGACAGAGCGAGAGATTTCTAATCTCTAGGTTGCTGGTTCGATTCCAGCTAGGGGTAAGTGCTTGAGAAGGCGAGATAATATAATTTTATTTTTTATATTTTTCCTAGGGTCTTTCTTTTATACGCTGCAGCCACCGCGCGCCCCCCACCCACCCCCACCCCCGGCGGGGTGTCTGTCTGTCTGTCCGCTCATGCCGTCCCGCTGTCCCTCCCTCCGCCACACCAGCGAGAGAGTCAGCGCCCCTTGCTCTCTCTCCGCTCCTCTTGCGTTGCCTATGTCGTGCGCGTCATGTCTTATAGTATACGCTTCGCCCTGCGTAACTAGTTGGTTTGCAATATAACTTCATATAACAGCACTAGAAGATAGTGGAAACCCTTGCGCTAGGATGGCGTTGGATTGCGTTTGATTGATTGGCAAGGGGAAGACTAGCGGGTGAGAATCTCCGAGCGTGTGAGGGATGACGGATGACGGAGAGTTTGCCACTATTCGCCGTGGGGAAATCTGGCCTGGCAATCTCCCGCATTCTCTCCTGCTTTCACCTTCCCACATATCTTCATATCTTGATACCTAGATATGTTCTCCCGAAAATCGGCAAAAGAAAAAGGCTAGGTTTTTAGCCTAGCCTCTCTCTTGGTTTGTTTGTGGCTTGCTCTATTGCGTGGCTTGTTGCGCTGCCCTTGCTTTCATTCCTTCGATATGTTCGCAGAGTTTTTCAAGGATCGCTTGCTTATTACCCTTCCAACCGAACATCTGTTTGACGATAGGGCAAACGGAGCGGCCACTTGAATGTTTCATCCCAGCACATTCCAAACGTAGGGCGGCGCGAAGTTGAAGGATTCTAAATATGGCGAATTGATCTGGTGTTTCGATTATCATGGTTTATTTCTGTTTAGGTTTGCGGGTTGGATTCATTCCTTCCCTTGTCAATTGCATAGCATCTCTCATGCCAATCTCGTTCCCCTTGGTTTGCCGATACCTATCCGGCAAGGTTTGCCTATCTCCGGCAATGTTTGCCTATCTACTAGGTAAGGTTTGCCGCTTTACTTGGTTCTCTGTGGCTTTTACCTAGTGGCGCGGACTTGGCATGGCTCATGCTTTGTCTATTGCAAGCGGGGCAACCCGTGAAAAACCTAAAACCTATAACATATGACAATCCATCTCTCGCCCATCTCATCGAATGTAAAAACGGGGCCGATCCCTGTCACTACATCATCTGCCGAAACCTGCCCAGATGCTTGCCCGTTAAAATCGGGCGGGTGCTATGCTAAAAGCGGGCCTCTCGCCATGCATTGGCAAAAGGTTTCCAACGGCGAGCGTGGGAACTCCCTTGATATCTTGGCAAAGCAGATTCGCGCTTTCCCCCGTGGTCAGGTTTGGCGCCACAATCAAGCGGGTGATTTGCCCGGCGTCGGCGACGATATCAACAGCGCCGATCTTCAAAAGATTGTCGAAGCAAACAAAGGCCGTCGCGGTTTCACCTATACTCACAAACCCTGTGAGCAAAACGAAAACAATCGTGAGGCCGTCAAATCCGCAAACGCAAACGGGTTTACAATTAACCTGTCGGCAAACAATCTCGCCCACGCTGACAGACTCGCCGATTTGCAAGCTGGGCCTGTCGTCACTATTGTGCCACAGGGAACGGCAAATACCTTTTACACTCCCCAAGGACGGAAAGGTATCGTTTGCCCAGCCCAACAGCGCGACGATATCACCTGCGCGAATTGCCAGCTTTGCCAGCGGTCTGCCCGTTCGGTGATAATCGGCTTCATAGCGCATGGCACAAGTAAGAAAAAGGCCGACGCAATCGCGAAAGGTTAATTTCCCAACA